ACATCCATACCTGGACTGATGCGCTCATGAGGTCATTCCCACGGTCCACCACACTGTGCAGATAATCCATATGACTACACCTAATGCACTAATGAAAAAATCTTCTCGTGACTTATTCATGATCAATGCTCCGAATGTTTATCGGCATACCACTCAAGCGTGAGCTCAGGGTGGTTGTTTTTAAAATAAACTGAGGCACACTTGGTAATGATTTCCTGAGCAAGCTGGCTGGCTTCTTCTGGAAAACGAAACGCTAATGAGATAACACGCGCCTGCTCTTCTTCATCGCCATACTGATAAAGATCAGTAACGTGATAATGGTTTGTGCCAATTTTTACTGAGCCATCATAAAGAAGATCATCTTTTAGCTCGTTGAACGCATCGTTTAAAATATAGTCTGGGACTTCAGTCACATCAGTGTGAATGTTGACCTGATTGCTTACATGACAGTGAGTTTGTGTGTCCATGATCTACTCCAAATGCTCTTTGATATACATTTAATGTAGGTACATGTTAGCAGACTGACATTTATAGTCAAGCGGAAGGGTTAAATGAATTTATAATGTTAGCTGAAAAGGGGGGTTTTATCGGGAAAAATGAGGAATATGGTATCAAGAAAGAGCAAATTATAGAGGTGGCCCTTGCTTGCACTGCTCGTTATCATTGTTTCCAAAGTTTGTTGCCATATTCTTAAATATGGGTTGATCAAGAGCAACCGCAGGATAGCAATCAAAGAATCGGTCTGTGTGGATAATCCACCAGGGCCAATCTTGAATCATCCAAGCAAGCTTTTTTGATCGGTTATTGTTTAATTCTGAAACTAACATACATTTCCTAATTCTAAATTTATTCGGCTATATAAGAGCCGACAATGACACCTATGATGGTGTGTTTGTCAGTCATTTCGATAATTGGATATGCGGTATTGAGGGCTTTTAAATAACCAACCCCACCATCAATCACATACTCTCGAAACACTGATTGCAGCGTTACCTGGTCAATTGCAACTACGCGATCACCGGACTTTGCTTGCCTATCTCTATCAACAAAAATTAAAGACCCTTGAGCATAACTTCGCCCAACAGTGTTGGTCATTACGTCATTTTCAACTTCCAACGCAAAACTATTTTCATTTAAATCATGTGGACATCCTACCCATCTTGAACTCTCCAAAATAAAATTTCCTGTTAAAATGTCAGGTAAACTATCCCATCTCATAATAGGAGCTTTCCTTGTGATTGGTTGGAGCTTAAGCCCCACCATTTTGCCTGGGTCACGGTTCGACACTAATTGTTCTGTCGTGATGCCAAACGCCTTAGCCAGCGAGACTAAGCTGTCGCCTTTTACCTCCGCTACTGGGTTGGTTTCTAATTGGGCAATTCTGCCCCTACTCAGTAAAGTCCTTTTTGACAGGTCCAGCTGCGACCATCCTTCGCTTTTCCGTAAAGCCTTTACCTTCTTGCCTAAATCCATGTCTATTTACTCATGTGGTTGTTATGGGTTCCTGTTAGCTAGAATACATTTTAATGATGCTCAACTGTTTGCATTGATCGGTCAGTGTGCTAACATTAATGCATGAAAATATTAAAGCAAGAAGCCATTCAATCATTTGGTGGCGTTAAGAAACTCGCTGATGCCTTGGGTATTTACCACTCTGCGGTGAGTCAGTGGGGAGAGTTTGTCCCTGAGCTTCGGGGCTATCAGATCGCTTTACTGCTGCATCAAACAAATCAAACTGTTCAGTCAACGGAGGCCGAATGTCTGAAAAATATAAAATGACAGTCAACATCGACTTAGGCCGAGATATAGTTTTCGGCAAGATGTGTTCGGCTTTGGGCGTATCTAAGACTGAACGAATTAATTTTCTCATTTCTCAAGACCTCGAAATTCACGAAAAACTGTGTAGAGAATTATCGGACGCTTTTCCGAACTTCTCCATAGATGCGAAAGGAATACGCGAGAGGGGCTTGGGATGAACATCTTGGTTGCGCCATTGGAGGCTTTAACTGATTCGATGCTTTCAGATCCAGAGAGGCGCGTCTTACTGGCTTTGTTCAGTTATCGGGGCAAAGTGACCGAGTTAGTTTTTCCAAGCCTAGAGGCACTCTCTGAGCGTTCTAACATCAGCGATAAGACTCGCATTTCTAAAATAACGACTAGCCTGGCAAAGAAGGGTTGGTTGACCAAGAAGAAGAGGGGGTTCACAGGCTGCAATCAATACACTATGTGTATGCCAGAAAGACTTACCAATTTGGACTTAGAGACCAACTTGGCATTAGAGACCAACTTGGTCCCAGACACCAACTCCAATTTGGACTCAGACACCAACTACGATCTTGGACTGAGAGACCATGTACAAGTAACAAACCAATTAACAAACCAGATTAACAAACCAATAAAGACTTCTTCCAAGGCGTTTATCAAACCATCGGTTGATGAGCTTACTCAATTTATATTTAAACATGGTGAAGAAGAACCTTTATTGGTCAACCCTGCTGTTTATGCCAATGAAATATTTGATCACTACGAGTCAAATGGCTGGAAGGTTGGCAAGAACGCAATGAAGAATTGGAAAGCAGCCACAAGATCTTGGATTAATCGTAATCAGAAAAATAAAACCAACGGAGGATATTCCAATGGGACTAACCAACAGCAACCAGGTCGCATTACAAGTTCAGACCGAATGCGAACAGCCGCAAATGAACTCGTCCAATCACTCAACCAAGCACACTAGGATTATGGCTGAACTATGGGTCCGTATGGAAGAGTTGTTTCCGAATTTGTGGGTCAGTGTTAACGGCTTGCCTAGTTTGACTAACGGAAAGTTTGAAACCTGGAGTCGCAAACTATCTGACTTAACAATGGATGATTTCGGCAAGGCATTTGCCAATCTAGAGCAGCACATTGAGGCTTCTGTGCAGCGAAAGGAAAAGGTTTATCCACCCAGCTACGCAGAGTTTAAAGGGCATATCAAAGGTCTAGCTTATGACGCGATCACAGCGCAGCAAGCCAGGCAGTCAGATTCAACCCCGTTGATGATTACTAAGGAACTGTCGGCAGAAGAGCGCAGTTACGGCAATGAACAGTCAGCAGCTCTAAGAGGGCTGTTTCGATGAGTACAGTATTGATTGGAGTATTGACCTACAAACAAGGGTTGCACAACAAATACTTTTACCTGGCTAGTGATGGTCAATGGCTTTTATCAGCTGATCAAACAGGTGTTGATAATATTTTTAACCCAAAAAAACTTATAGCAAAAAAGAAAACATTAAAACGGCAATTTCCTTTGTGGATAGAGGTGCTTCGCTTTATCAAAACAAATGAAGGATTAACGGTGGCAGAAATTAGTAAATCGTTAAATTTTTTTGTGTCTCAAGTTGCGCCTACGCTGACCAGGTTAAGGCAAAGAGGAAAGATAAAAAAAACTAAACCAAGGCGATGTTCTATTTCTAATCATTCATCTAGTTCATGGGTAATCGCATGAAAAATTATTTAGCCGAGCCAAAATTAAAAAGTGATTACAAGGAATTACTACCTGATTACCAGGGTCCGGTAACCAAAGCTTCGTGGGGTGAGTCTGGTGGACTTACTCACATTGTGAAAAGTCAGTTAAATCCAACAGCCCGTAAAAAATATAACAAAGAAAGGAATGCCGCATGATTCATCCAAATAGTTTGTCCGCAATAGATTCAATTGCACCAGTAGTTACGGGAGCAGCAAGAATTGAAGTTTTAAAGGTTATTAAAGAACAAGGTCCGATTACTCGCCAAGACATTGGCGCAGCTTTGGGATGGGAGATTAATCGTGTCACTGGTCGCGTCCGTGAGTTACTAGACAAAAACAACATTATTGAATCTGGCGATGACACAAGCCATTCAAAAAAGCGCGGTTTATTGTGGCCCATTTCACTATGAGCGAAGTTGTTTATAGCGTAGACAATAAAAACGTGTCGGGAATGATTTCTCAGATTGTTCAAATGATCAACAAGGGTTTATTTATTGGCCCAGTGGAAGTTGTTCTTAGACGCAAAGCCAGAAGCCAGAGTCAGAATAAAAAGATGT